CTTGGTTTGTCGCGTAGCGTTTATTGGGCGACAATGGAACCATGTTTCGCCGTGCATGTGGGCGGTAATGTATATAATTAGTGTTTAAGAAAAACGCTGTACCCGCTGGAGTACCTGTACTCGCCCCTGCATAAATACCACCATCTAACACCACGTCAGCGTCCATAAATTTCAGACTCATGAAGCCAGCGTCACCGCTGTTTGTGTTAGTGAAACGTTGTTGCGCTTGGAGAGAAGTAATATAGGTATTCCATACCGTATTATCGACAAGGATCAAGTCTGGACGATCCGCACCACGCACTAACGAAGCCCACAACAAGTTCCAATAGCCTTGGATCTTAGTCGGGTCGAGCCCATTAGCTGCGGTTTGATCTGATACAGCATTACGCCAAAACGTCCATGTCGCACCATCGATACCACCGTAAGGTGCCGCCGTGGGGTCAACAGGAATAGCAGCTTGCAAACCATCGATTTGTTTACCACCCGCAGCCGTACCATCAGAATAAATTCCACCATTGATTAGGTTGGTCATGGTCGTTTCAGCAATTTGCAAACGTGCTTCCATCAGATCAATCATTTGCTCTCGACCTGAATTCATCAACATTTCAAGACCAGACATAACCACAGGTACAGCCGCTTGTTTGATTGTATATTCCGCTGAACTGATCACATCACTGATACCAACAGGTAAAATATCATACCCGCTGTACCAGCCTTGGTTGCTATTTTCAGCAAAGCTTAGTTCTTGCAGAATCTTATGCCCGCCACTGAAAGTTTTAATTTTCCCTTTGCTCTTAAGCCGTGTAAGCAAAGCGTTATTATTAGTGACGTTGTCGGCTAATTTTTTACTACGCGATTCGATAGTCGTAGTCAAAATATCCGAGTAGTTGGTATTGGCGAATGCCATGTCAAAGACTCCCGTTTAATTAATGATTAGTTCGATTGTCGTGCTACCTGCGATTGCGCTGGGGTAGATTGACTAACGACCTGCTCACCGTTTAAACGGGCTGGGGACGTGCTTGTGCTGACTATAGCAACTTTTCGTTGACTTTCAAGATAATCTGTATTTCAACTTCAATATTCGTTTTAGATGGAGGGTCTTCCAAATTAGGCGGAACCAGCACCGAAACTGATTCTGAAAGCACACTATATAGACCGTCAGTGTCCACTGTCCGCATGGAAATCGAATACTCACCCGGCACTAAAGTAAGCGCCAAAGTCGTATTAGACGCATCAACCTCACGGCTGAATGTATCCCCTTCGGTAGGCGTGAAATAGATCTCATACCCTTTGATTTCAGTGAGAGCTAAGTCTGTTCCTGACTCTCGTTGAGTCGGTGGGTCCCATGAAAGAAGTAATTCATAAGTTTTTGCATTAGGCCGTTCAGGTACCTCCGCTAACGTATCCATCGCAACGACGGATAACAGAGCCATAAAAAGTAGAACAAAACATAATCTAACTATCATGATTTTTTCCTTAATTTGTCTGCAACAAGTAATAGTAAATTTTTCACCCTGTTAAGCATGCTACCGTTGTCATCTTTCGTTGGAATCGCTGCTGCGAGCACTGACAAAATGACACTACCTACTAGCATCCATTCTTCTGGACTAACGCCTAAATTATCCATGAGTATGTAAATCCCAGGCTTGGTTAATAGCATCCGCAATCGTCTCAGGCGATTTCGAACTAGGTCTACCACCTTGCACTCCACGCACTGAACTTGCCGCATGCTGCTTACGCTCACGCTCCGCCAACGCCGCTTGCTCACGCTCAGAAGCCTGTCGGCTTTGGATTTTTCTAGAAACATCATCGTTCAATAAACACGCTTTTTCGTAAGCTTGTTGAAGCGTCATGTTCTGCCCTCGCGATGCCGCTAAATCCAATAAATCCGCCATATCCATGCGTACGTCTTCTGCAAATTCTTGTTGCTCCATAAATGCACGCACTTCATTTTCGGTGGCAATTTTCGCACTTTGCTGTTGTTGAATCTGCATCGCTTCAAGCTGGGTCATAAAATTATTTATGGGTCCTAGCCGTCGATCCAAGACCGCTTCGAAATCATGCTGCTGCGGTCTGCTCTGAGTGGCGGTGCCACCAGCTAGAGCGTTATCCAATTCCTCAATATCAATACCGAAATCCTGAATAATAGACGCCGCTGCTTGCGCTCTTTGCTGACTGGTACCTGTACGTAATTGCATCGCAGAAGACAAAATTCCATTAACCGCAGACAACGGATCGCGATAGCCCATGTCTTCTAAAGGCTGTCTGTACTTGCCAACTACCTCGCCGAACTCCTTCACGAATCGACGCGAATCAGCCGTTTGTTGCAGTACGACATTAATCTCACGTTCCCGAGCTTGTATATGGTCGCGGGCAGCTTGTGGTACATCTTTCCACGATTCAGCCGCCGCGTCTTTCCACCCTACAGGTGGTCGACTATCAGCGTCCACAGGTCCCCGTACAGTGTCCTCAACTTTGTCCACAACCTTGTCCACAACCTTAGAATCTTCAGGGGTGAAGTTTTCTTCATCCCCTTGCTGCGCCTGGTCCCGGACGGTCTCGGACGCGTCCACAACTTCGTCCGCATCTCCCTTAGTTTGGAGCTTACTTATAGCGCTCTCAAAGTCATTTCGCATGGACGCGTCAGGACTGTCCACAACTTCGTCCACATCATTTGTGGACGCGTCAAAGTCATCGTCACTAGCCGAGGGTAAGATCGATAATTCTTCATCAGTGTTCATTGCTTGCCTCTTTATCGTTTTTGAATTTCAGCGATTGCTCGCTTTATAGCGTTTATACGGTCTACACGATCCTGGGGTCGATTGCAGCTCAATGCAGCTTTTCGTTCATTCGCTTTACGCTCAAAATACGCATCACCGTAGTCTCGATAATCAGTAACTTCATGTTTAATATTGTGCTCTCGCAGGTGTTTTCGATCTGAAATAATTGACCCATCGATGGGCGATTTAAAAGTCTCTATATCCCCATGTATTGCGAAAGGGGTGTTATATTCTTCACGTATATATTCAGCAGCGGGAATTAAAGTTCCTGTAATTGGGTCTTGTATCCAACGACCCCCGATACCTTTAGCCATGGCAATTTTCACCTCAATCTTTGTCGTCAGAATCGTTATCAGATTTGGCTATTTCTTCATCAATTTTCGCTTGTGAACCAGCCTCGATTTCATCAATCTTCAAACTCGATTTAGCCGTTTCTTTTTGAATTTCGATAATTGAACTGGCAAGATCTTTTTGTACTTCTCCCTGCATTGCGGCTTCAGTTTGCAAAACATTCGCTTGAGATTGAGCGATCTCTTTTTGTACATCGGCTTGCATCTTCGCTTTAATTTCAGTCAGCGACGTGATCATTTCGACTTGCTGTTGTTCAAGCTGCATCATGTGTTCTTGCAGCGCCGTTTTCATGTCAGCATCCATATCGACTTGCCGTACTTGAATATCGGCTTGAGCCTTCGCTTGGATCTTCGCAATCTCACCTTGCTGTTTAATTTGCTCAAGTTGCATGTCTGCCTGAGCTTGGATCTGCTCGGCTGAGGGTTTGCCTTGAGCATCTTGTTGTGCCTTCTCAGCCGCCTCGACCGCTTTATCTAAAACACCTTCAATTTCACTCGCGCCTTTAAACCCCGCCAAGCCCCATTGCAATAGCTTGAGTAAGTAAGGTGTTGCGGATGGCTCCATCTCGACCAGTGGTGCGGCAGATTGCATGAAGGTGGCGAGTGCGGTTATGTAAGCTGTTCGCTCTTCGCGTAGGCGCGCATAATCAGTCATCGCCAGATTTTCAGTCTCAATTTTGGTCTGTAGCCGCGCGCGCTCAGGTTCCTTGATTAGCTCAATAGCGGGAGCGATCAAATCTTGATCAAGCATGTACTCAGCATTCGAACGCTTAACAATGGTCTCAGGGCTGAAATGACGCGCGATAATTTCCGATTTGATTTGCAACAAATCGGTTGCATACCGTGCAAATTGATCTTGCAACGCTTGTATTCGCATCGACCCGAATTGAGCTTTCATCTGGGTTTGACCAACCCCTTCATACTGATTAGCCAATTCGCCTCGCATTAAATCGTTCATCCCTGTCACTTGCTGCAACAATGCAATCGTCTGGTCTCGCATTTCAGTCAATTGAATAAGAGCGGCCACAACGTCTTTAATCGGAAACCAATCAATCTGGCCTTGTAATCCACCCTTCTCCGAAAACATCGCCCAGTTTTGAACAGGGATAAGATCATTATCCATCCCCTCCTTAAACATTCTCGAAATTTCGCCATTAGCACTGTCATAGACCCCGACAACTTTAACGGCTTCAGTGATTATAGAAATTCGTGTTTGCAGCTTATCTATTTCGTTATAAAGATCTTGAGCTAAATGATAATCAGAAACAGGGATATAAAGCGTAGATGTACAGTTAGCAATAAAGAAAGGAGGGCACGGCCAAAAATTAGATAACTTCAATGGATCGGTTTTTGTGTCTAAAACACTTTCATAGCCTGGGCTATACCAAATAACTTGGCGTTTTGTTTTATCCCATATTTCCCATATTTCCGCTTTCATCCAAGCGTCATCGGTGTCATCTTCGCTAAATCCGTTTTCGTCATCAGCCATGGTTTGCTGTACTTTATATTGCAATCGCTCTGCAACCTTTTCACCGAACCGTTCCGCTACATCTTCTTTTTTCAAGTACTCACGAAAAGCTATCCACGGTACCTCTGCAAAATTTCTCGCCCAACCCCAACGCACGTCACGCCAATGTACATAGTCAATGGGCGCGTCTTCAAATAGCAACTCGTTATTGTCCCCAAATTCAGCTTCATAACGGCATTTCGCAACTCCGAGACCTACAGTTAAACGGTCTTCTAAATTAGTCCGCAAAACCGCATCGACTTCTTGACCATTAACAGCGATATCGTTATTTAATAATCGCTCGATAATCTCAGCAGCAACGCGCCCAACATCGTCTTTTGAGTCTTGATATCGTCTAGAAACATCGACTTTAGGTACCGACCCATATAATGTCGAAATTAAAGTAGTCGTGTTCGAATAAAATAAATTCAAGTGAAAAACAGTTTTAGCCTCGTAACTTAAATCGCTAGCACTCCCTGGAGCGGCAGCAAGATAACGCTCTACTATTTTATTACCTTGACGTATAAACGCTTTTAAATTCTTCTCACTTGCATTTAATTCAATGCACCAATATCTATACTGCCCTTTTGGATCGTTTTCAAAATCTTTACGTGATTGCAA